TTTTTCCTCTGGTGCTTACCGTGGGTCAGAACGATGCTCTTGTCAGCTTTGCTTTTAATTTGGGTCTGGGGGGCGTACAGCGAAGCACCCTCCGTCAGAAGGTTCTTCGGGGCGAGACGCAAGAAGCTGCTGACGAGTTCTTAAAGTTTGTAAGGGGTGGGGGTAAAATCCTACCGGGGTTGGTCAAGCGCCGCAATGACGAACGTGCATTATTTTTATCTTAGGAGAAACGGATGAAACCAGGACTCTACGCAAACATCCACGCCAAGCAAGAACGCATCAAAGCAGGAAGCAAGGAAAAGATGAACAAAGTTGGCAGCAAAGCAGCGCCTACTGCCAAAGACTTTAAAGACTCGGCAAAAACAGCAAAGAAGAAATGAAAGAGTCTGGTAAAAATCCAAAGGGCGGCTTAAATGCTGCAGGTCGAGCTGCTTACCATGCAGAGACCGGCGGCACGTTAAGGCCGCCAGTCAAGTCTGGTGACAACCCTCGCCGTGCATCTTTTTTGGCACGAATGGGCAATATGCCAGGGCCAGAACGCAAAGATGGTGAACCCACCAGGCTGCTGCTTAGTCTCAAGGCGTGGGGTGCTAGCAGCAAGGAAGACGCACGGTCTAAAGCCAAAAGCATCTCAGCGAGAAATAAAAAATGAGCCCTATTTGCAAAATTGGGTTTATAATTCCTACCTGAGCATATGCTGCACCAGCTGCTATCATCAACGAGGCACTTATGGCATATGTGATGACCTATGATAGCCTACTGGTAGATCTGCGCCGATATTTGGAACGCGGGTTTACAGAGGCTAGCGACCAGATTGTTTACGACCAACTGCCGAGGCTGGTAACGCTCGGAGAGCGTAGGATTTCCCGCGAACTAAAAATCCAAGGGTTTATTCGCGCAATCACTACCCCGTTGTCCATAGGCGTGGCGGTTTACCTTAAGCCAGACCGCTGGCGTGACACGGTGTCAATGACCGTAGATGGTATCCCCATTTATGCAAGATCCTACGAATACCTGCGCAACTACTGGCCTGTAGAGGCAACAACCGGCAACCCAGCGTACTATGCTGACTATGACTATCAGCACTGGCTGATTACGCCAACACCGGCTGCAGCCAAAACGTTAGAGATTTTGTACTACGAGCAACCTCGGTTTCTTGGTGACGATTTCCAGACCAATTGGGTCACAGAGTACATCCCAGATGTGCTGCTCTATGCCGCTTTGCTTGAGGCCACGCCTTTCCTTAAAAATGACGAGCGAATTCAGACTTGGCAAGCTATGTATGACAGAGCAGCGCAAGCGGTCAACGGCGAAGATTTGAAGCGCATTCTTGACCGCTCATCCAACCGGAGTGAAGCATAATGCCCATTTATAACGATGTGTTTGGCGGCGCAAACATCTACCCAAGTGAGATCAGTTATAGCTCAGTTGCGCTAAGTGCCGACATCACACTCAGCTGGCCAACTGAGGCGTCAACAAGCACGAATCTAGCTACTCGTATCATGGACGTTACCGCCAGTGCTGGCGGGTATTTCATCACACTTCCTGACGCCAAAAAGACCGGCACTGGTCAGACCATCCTGTTCAACAACCAGGGGTCTTTTACTTTTGTTGTCAAAGATGCGACAGGGGTGCAAGTAGTATCAATTGCATCTGGAACGATCTGGCAAATCTATTTGACAAACAACAGCACGGTTGCCGGCAGTTGGGAGACTTTGCAATTTGGGTCTACCACCTCTACAGCAAACGCCTCGGCATTGGCCGGCACAGGTATTGTGGCGGTTGGGACTTTGTTGTCACAGTCGGTACCGATCACCAACTTCAACTCAAACTATACGGCGGGCGTTACCGACCGCGCAAAGATGTTTGTGTGGACAGGCTCTGGTGGTGGAACACTTACGCTACCATCCGCGCCTACGATGGGCGACAACTGGTTCCTCTGTTTCCGCAATGGCGGTGGCGGCTCGGTTGTAGTTGACCCATCGGGCACGCCTCTTATCAACGGTGCAGCAACCTTGAGTTTTAGCCCAGGGGACTCAGCAATCATCGCCACCGATGGTACGGACTACTTCACAATCGGGTTTGGCCAGTCTGCAACATTTGCCTTCGACTACACCTCAATTGCGGTTGCCGGGACAGGCAACTACACGCTAACCGGATCGGAATTAAATCGAATTGCGTACAATTTTACCGGCGTATTGACTGGCAACCGAGTCATCATTGTTCCTGCAACGGTCCAGCAGTACTGGGTGAGTAACGCCACAAGTGGTGCGTACACACTGACCGTGAAAACATCGGCGGGCACAGGTGTAGCAGTTACAGCTGGTGCTAGAGCCATACTTTATTCTGATGGCACTAATGTGGTTGATGCAAGCACCGACACAGTATCGGTTCCGATTTCAATTGCTGATGGCGGCACAGGGGCTACAACCGCCGCTGGTGCTCGCATTAACTTAGGTGCCTCTTCTACCGGCGATGCCATCTTTATTGCTGCAACCCAGCAGGCAGCTTGGACAGCCCTGGGAATAGCACCAGCAGGTGTAGTTGTTGGCGGGACATTCTAAATGCCAGTACCTACCGTAGTCTTAAAGTCTGCTCCCGGAATCAAACGGGACGGGACTAAATTTGACGGCGATTTCTACACCGACGGTCAGTGGGTGCGTTTCCAGCGTGGGCTGCCCCGCAAGATTGGCGGTTATAGGTCAATCAACAAATACTTGTCTCAAATATCGCGGGGGTTTGCTTCGTTCACTCAGCAGAGTTTGCAGTACTGCCACTCTGGCGGCACAAGCACGTTAGAGCGGTTCACGATTGACAGCAGCGGCAATAGTTCTATCATCAGTAGTCGAGCCCCTGTTGCAGTCTTTGCGACAGGCACGGTTACTTTGTTGACCGGCGCTGCTGGGTCCGTTGACACCGTGACGGTCAACGGGGTTACGGTCACTTCAGGTTCTGTTGCCTACAGCACTAGCCTGGCGGTTACAGCTACGGCTCTTGCTGCAAACATCACGGCTTTCACGTCTTCGCCTAACTATAGTGCTGTAGCTGTTGGCACCACGGTCACAATTACGGCAGCGACTGCAAGCGCCTCAGTTAATGGGTTTGTGGTAGCCGTAACGCTAACCACACTTACGGCCTCAACTACCAACATGACTGGGGGCAGCGCGGCGTTAGTGAGTTCGGCGTACAACAAGTGGATGTTCCAGTACATGTACAGCTCATCCACAACCGATAACTCAATCATTGCGCACGTAGCACCCAATGGGCAATGTGTGTGCAATGACACAGGCGGCCAAATCTTTATCGGCGATGTTTTAACGACGGCAACGCTGACCGAAATTCCGTTGCCCTCAGGTGCTAATGTAACCGGCGGCATCGTATCTCTACATCCTTACTTGTTCTACTACGGCACGGCAGGGATTGTGGGCTGGTCCGTGCCAGGAAGCCCTACTGATTTATCTGGCTCAGGCTCAGGCATTGCCCGGGTTTGGGGCCAAAAGATTGTCAAGGGTATGCCGCTAAGGGCAGGCTCAGGCTCTGCCCCTGCTGGTTTGTTCTGGGCTTATGATGCTGTAATCCGCGCAACATTTACCGGCGGGACCACCATATTCCAGTTTGATGTGATAGCTACCGACACATCAATCATGTCCGAGGACTGTGTAGTTGACTACGACGGGGTGTTCTTTTGGGCCGGTGTTGACCGATTCTTGATGTTCAACGGTGTTGTGCGGGATGTACCCAACACACTCAACCAGAATTGGTTTTTCAATAACTTGAACGAGAACCAGCGCAGCAAAGTGTTTGCTTTCAAAATGCCATACTTTGGCGAGATCTGGTGGTGCTACCCACGGGATGACGCCACAGAGTGTACTCATGCGGTCATCTACAACGTGCGAGAACAAACTTGGTATGACACGGCATTGCCAGAGTCAGGGCGAAGTGCTGGTGGTTTTAACAATGCTTTTGCTGCTCCTTTGCTTGTAGACGCTGTTTCTGCGTCAAGCGGCTATCGTGTCTGGATTCATGAACAGGGCACAGATGAGATTGACGGCATTACTTCATCGCCAGTTCAATCGTACTTTGAGACTGCTGACTTATCGTCATTGGTACAGGGCAACGATGCACGACTTCGGATTACAGTCATTGAACCTGACTTTATTCAGTCTGGACCAATGAGTGTGCAGGTTACAGGCCGTGCTAACGCCCGTGCTCCGGAGGTGCTTAGTCAGCAGTGGATCTTTGAAGAAACGGCTACGCAATCCTACGAGCAAATCGTCATGATGAAGGAAATGCGCCGAGAGTTGCGTGTGCGTTTTGAGTCAAACGCCGTAGGTGGTAATTACCAGATGGGCCAAATTATTGGCCATATTGATAGCGGTGACAGGACGATGTTGGAATGACAACAATTACACGCCCGTCGTACATGCAGCTCAATGATTGGGCCGACCAGATTGCGCTTGATTTAGATAGTTATGGTGCCTTTGGTAGGTTGGACAAAGATGGCAACTGGCAAGACTGGGCCATGCAATTTTTGAACAATACCTCACTAGGCCATAATTTTCCAAAACCATACGATTTTACAGATTGGCGTGAGTGGGCAGAACGGTTTTGCCAGGCTTTGTCATAAGGCACACAAATGAATAAGCAAGAAATTTTAGAAATAGCCAAAAAAGACCCGCGATTTGCGCAGGCGATATTGACTGTTGAAAATCAAATGGGTGACACGGACATTGCTCCGGAGCAACTTGCTGAGCTGGTCAAGATGCTCGAGTTCGCCTTGAACAACCCAAATCAATATCCGCAAATTAGAGACGCAATCATCAAAGATGGATTAGCCCCAGCAGAAGATTTGCCTGAGCAATTTAACCCGGTTGTACTAATCTCGGTTTTAGTCTTGTTGTACGGCTTGCAGGAGCGGTCTACTGCGAAAATGGCTAGGGGCGGCTTAGCCTCCGCTGCGCGACAGATGCGCATGGCCGGTCGCAATGGCGACACGATGCTGGCGCATATCAATCCACGAGAAGCCCAGATGCTTCGTCAAGCCGGTGGCAGTGGGACAATCAACCCAACCACGGGATTGCCTGAATATTTTAGTTTTAGCGACTTGTGGAAAGTGGCTTTGCCAATTGCTTTGGACTTCATTGCGCCTGGAATCGGAACTACGCTAGGCACTGCTTTGGGTGCCTCTGCAGCATGGGCTCCTGCTTTGGGCGGCGCATTGATTGGCGCGGGCACGTCTGCCATAACCGGCGGCAACCCGTTGCAAGGCGCAATCATGGGCGGCATGGGCGGCGGTTTAGGCGGCAACCTTGGGCAAATGTTTGCACCAGAGGCAAGCGCGGCCACACAAGGTTTGCTGGGCAGCGGTCTTGCCGGCGCTTTAGGTGGTATGGCTACAGGTCGTGGGCCGTTAGAAGGTGCCGCCCAAGGAGCTCTTGGCAACTATATCGGGAATGCTGTAGGAACCATGGGCGGTCCCGGTGCTCTTGGCACAGGCTTAGCTGCAGGTAGTGAGACTTTTAAGAACGCAATGGTTGCCGGTTACGACCCGCAAACAGCTTTGGCCGGGGGTGCATTGTCAGGCCTAGCTGCTGGCATGCTCAAACCGTCACAGGCGGCAGTTGATACTATAAGCACAGACGCCAAACCAGCGGGTGTTTCGGCTAAACCCGGATCTAGTTTTGACAAGATGGGTGCCTTACTACCACTTGCTGGATTGCTATCTGCGCCTGCTGAAGCTCAAACAGCTGTCAAATCCATGTCGCCTGAGCAACAGGAATATTTTAACCGCCCATCCATTAAATGGGATTGGCCTAGGATGCAGCAAGATGCTGCTAAGTCTAACATGAGCCTAAGTCAGTTCATGGCGCAAAGTTGGCCACAAATTACATCAGGTACTTACAATATGCCTGTCGTCAAGAAAGCTAGGGGCGGTGCGCTGTCTCAAATTGCATACATGGCTAGGGGGAGCGGCTCTGGTCGTGACGACATGATTGACGCAAAGTTGAGCGATGGGGAGTATGTGTTTGATGCTGAAACTGTTGCTTTAATTGGCGATGGGTCTAGCAAAATGGGTGCGCAAAGATTAGATTTGATGCGCCAGCAAATTAGAAAACAGAAGGGCAAAGCATTGGCAAAGGGTAAGTTCTCGCCAGATGCAAAATCGCCATTGTCTTATTTGAGAGGCGCATGATATGGGAAGTCTATTTACAGGGTCTCCACAAAGCGCCCCGTCGTATGCAACGTCTACGACTGAAACGCCAAAGTGGATGCAAGATGCAATCTACAACCAGATTCAACTGGCGCAAAATCTTGCAAACACGCCGTACCAACCCTACAGTTTGCCTTCTGTTGCTGGACTCTCTCCTCTGCAACAACAGGCTTACACAAACATCCAGGCAAACCAGGGCTCGTGGTCGCCACAACTTGCAGCGGCACAAACCGGCATGCAAAACATGGTTGGGTCAAATGCTAGCTACACAACAGGGCAACCGGGTCTAGCTGCTCAATCCACGTTACTGAATAAATTGCAAGGCAACCTTAACGATCCTTACAACACACTGAATACGGCTGTAACAAGTGCCACAGGAATGAATGGGCTTACAAAAGCCCAATCCTACATAGACGATGCTAATAAAAATGCGGTAGCTGCCGGCGCTGTAAATACAACAACTGGTTTAGGCACCGCGCAAAACAAATATCTGAACGAAACGCTTGCAGGTGATGCGTCAAAATATGGTCAGGCATTATACAAATCTGCAGGTCTTCTAGATGCAGTTTCGGCAGCTGAACCATATTTAGCAGATGCTGATACTCAAACCGCAGCTGGACTAGCTGAAAAAGCATATACAAAAACTGAGCCTTACTTAACAGAAGCAAAAAAAGCCTCATACACAGACATTGCTAAATACATGTCTCCTTATCAGACAGGGGTCATGGATGTAATTGCCAAGCAAGGTGCAAGAAACTTGAGTGAGAACTTGCTACCTGCTGTGTCAGATCAATTTATTCGTGCAGGACAGTTTGGTGGTAACCGCATGGGCGAGTTTGGCTCACGGGCATTGCGCGACACGCAAGAGTCTGTGCTCAACCAACAGGCACAACTTGCCAACCAGGGCTACGGGCAGGCTCTCGGTGCTTCTCAAGCAGACCTCGCACGGCAAGCGCAATTAGCAGGCACTGTGGGTAGCATCTATGGTGCAGACCTTTCTCGCTTGTTGCAAGGTGGGGCTCAGTACGGTAACTTGGGGCAAACCGCTGCTCAGATTACTTCTGGACAGATGCAAAATCTTACAAATGTAGGCCAAGCGCAAACCGCTGCTGGTCAGGCTCAACAGCAATTTGGGATGGGCGCAGCACAAGCCTCTCAAGCAGCTCAAGCACAAGATGCTGCACGACAATTACAGGCGGCTGGACAAATCAGCAATATTGGCCAGAATATAGGTGGATTGACTCAAGCTCAGCAACAGTTGGTGCTTTCTGGTGGCCAGGCTTTGTCCGGTGCTCAGCAGCAAGCCGTCTCGCAGGGACTTAGCGCGGCTGGTCAGTATGGAACGCTTGGCGCAACTGCTGGGCAGCTGGCCAGCACAGATGCCGCACGACAAATGTCTGCATTGAATCAAATGGCTAGCATGGCACAACAGCGGCAGGGTATGCAGACAGCGGATGCAGCAAGTCTAGAAGCCGCAGGGGCATCTCAGCAAGCCCAACAGCAGGCTCAACTCAATGCTGCTTATCAACAGTATCAGCAACAGCAGATGTATCCTAAACAGCAAGCAGATTTTCTCAGCACGCAAATCCGAGGCATGGCACCCATCACGCCACAAACGACAAACACAAGTGGGTCTACAACCACTTTTGCACCGTCACCATTGTCACAATTGGCAACCGGACTGTATGCATACAAGGGTCTGAACGCGCTGGGTCAACCAACACAGTAAGGTTAAATTATGGGCTATGAACTTGATCGATTGATGCAGCAGTTTGGTGTTAGTACA